TTTAAGCAGATATAGACGTTGTTGTTATCAGAGATAACGAAGTAATCTTTACTTTCGATGTTAGTATCTTGATCATCGTATTCTGCGTAGGTTGTACCTGATACCCATAACTTACGAACCGTTGCGTAGATCGCATCGATACCGTCAAGTTTCTTAGCAGCAAACATTGATTCCCAAGCGGAATTAATCGTTGAGTCGTTTTCTGCTGGGGTGTCTGGAGTAGCATCGACAGTCCACGCATGTGAACGTCCTAAACCTAGATAATATTTATTAGTAGCACCTTGGAGGGAATCAATGAACGCCTCAGTAGTGTCTAATCTGAACTTGCTTGTGATAATTGCTGGCATTTCTATTTGTTCCTATATTGTTGGACAGTTTAATTCATAATATGTTATATTAGTACCAGTGTCTGTCCCGTCTACTATATAATCTATATTGTTTGTGGTTGAATAAGGAATATCACCGTTCCAACTTAGCCCTACATTAGAGCACTGTTTTACTTGCGAACCTATTTGCGTTCCTATATTCTTATTTATAACGTCTGTGAAGGTAAAGTTGGAATAATCGGACATCGGTCTCCAATTAATGAACTTAATATTCTCGAAGTGATCCCATAAACCTAGTACCTGACTGAAGTCAATAGGTCTTGCCCACGTCTTCTCTATGAATGAACCTAAGTCGTTCACTGATAGGTATTTAGTCAAGTAATTAATATTGATAGAGAACGGAACACCAGTAGATTGATATCCAGGTTGGTTGAAACTTCTCTGTGTCAACATCGTTATGTTAATTAGTACCTGACCGAAGAAGTTAAATCCAGCAGGGTGAATCAATCTGATAAAGGCGTTCTTCCAATCAGCAATGTTCTTACCAGTCTTCAATACGTATGAGAACTTTTGGTAGAACTTAGAGTCTTGGATGTATTTCTTATCCGATAAGAATCCATCAGCAGTCGTAAACAATCCAGGTCTGTATGATTTAACAACATCACCAATAGCCAAAGTTCTGTCTGAGAAAGTTATCTTATGTTGGGTGGTAGTAGTTACGTCGACCGTAATCTGTTCTATACACGATACAACAGCAGGTTCATATACACCGTTAACAACGATTATATCACCATCAAGTTTAGGTAGGAACCCAGTATCGTCAGCGAAGTTTATAACCGCTGTAGCAGCAGAGATCGTCCACGTATGATAAGGTGTGAAGTTAGATGGTGTAACTTTAATGTCAGCACTCTGATTGTACCACTTACCGTCAGATGGTATTAACATATCGTCTTTAGGGAAGTAGATCTCAACATCATCTTCATATATTAATCGGAAGAAAGCTTTAATAGACTCAGGAGTTCCTCGGGACTTATAAAAGTCCACAAGGTGCTTATAGAACAATCTAGGGTCGGCAGCAAAAGACCTTGGGATAGGTGTACCGATCTCATTCTGTAATTCGTTAAGTAACGTTGATTCGATTAAGTCGATATCTCGTTGCATGTCTAGGTTGTTAAGGTAGAAGCTCTCCTTTTCTAGATACAACGAATATACCTTAATGAATTCAATTAACTCTGGGTTTGATGCGACAATGTGTTCCGGAATTAATTCATCTACGAAAGAGGAGATATTGACGCTCATATTAGTTACTCACCGTTGTGTATTCTATACCAGCTGTTGTACCACCGATAGCCATTGTATCAATCTCACCAGCAATAGTAACTTCGTTAGAGTTGATTGTAAGCAATTCGTTACGGGTCGGCTTAATATCAGAGGAAGCAGGTTTAGCTTTAATCTTTAGAGTCGTTACTGTAGTATCAACAATAGACGTTAGGTTAAACCCAGCTAGAACTACACGACCTGTGTTAGGTTCAACATATCCGATATCCGCATTACGAACAATACCAGTGCTATCTATGATTCTCATAACGTTCTTTTGAGTAGTCGTATTATAGTAATCTTGAAGGGTACACGTAAAGCCGTTATAAACGAACTCAGTAGATGCGATATAGTTCTCATTAATCTTAGTTAGTGCTTGGTTGAAGTCGAACTGGTATCTAGTTTCCGTACCTATAACTGGAGTGAACTTCTTATGGAACGTCACACGAGTTATGTTAGATAGGATAGCAATAGAGGTATCGTCGATATCACGAAGCAGGTTAGAGTTTCTGAATACACCACCGAATGATTTTAATACGTTAGTATTGTATGTGGAGATCTTGCTTCTTACATTCTCAGCCAAAGAGTTCACCGTAATATTAGCCACGTTAGGGTTATACTTAAAGAATACTTGTAAGTCAATATAAGTGTAATCAGGATCAACAAGGACAGGAGTGATTGATACAATATTCTTAGGCTTTAAATAGTTACCTATGATTGTTTCTTTCTCTGAAGCGGATAGTGTTTCACCGTCTAATGGTTTAATAGAGATATACACCTTACCGTAATCAGGTGGGATATTATCCTCACCACCCCAAACAGTTAGTGTGTCAACGTTACCGTAAGTGTTCTGGATGATTGACTTATAGTCATCAGGCGTTACCGCTCTGTTCTGTGATACGAAACCAAGAGGGGCATTATACTTAATAGCCTCTTTAGATTCAGCACCAGCCCCACCAGTAGCCTTAGCCACTGTTGTGATTAGAACGTTAGTGTTTCCACTAATAGGAGTTACAAGGGAGAAGTTTCCAGTTGTTCCTACAACACCACCAGCACCGTTAATATCAGTAGATCCTACTGAAGAGTATGATACTTTAATGATGTTACCTGAAGCAGGTTTCTTACCGATAATACCATCACCAAACTTAATCTCGTAATACCCTTCACGAGTCTCTTCTAAGAAATATACTTTAGAGGTAGCATCTATGTTCACAATATTAGTGTATGGAGTGTAAGTTTCAAAGTTAGAAGACGTACCACTTTCGTACACATCAACCTTTAACGAGTTAGTGTTAATGAACTTATCGTATACAATATAGTGATCAAACTTATTATCTTGGAAGGTAAAGGTAATGTCTTTAACAGAACCTTGCTCCAATTTAATGTTATTGAAGATATACTTACCGCTTCCATTAACTTGGATTGTAGTCGTTTCAGTAGCGTGTAAGTTGTAAGACACCGAATCAATCTGAGTAGAGAACTGGGTGTTCTTAACGATACTCAAGGGAAGGTATGCGCCCTGATCATCTTGTACGTTAGTAGGTGTCACCATCTCAACGTTAACCATAGCCACCGAAGGAGTAGACGAACGTGGTGTATAGCCTAGTAACTTAGCGTGAGATACAATAGACTCTCTAAGTTGTGCCGTATCCAAGAAGGTTTCGTTCAGAGCGAAGTTAGAGTTAACAGCGTTAATGTGGGTTATATATGACAACACGTCGATGATAGTATTCATCGCAGAGCCGTCATAGTTGTAGTCATTGAAAGTCGTATTATTAGCTTTCATGTATGTAATTAAGTTGGCTTTAATTTGATCGAAATCTAATTCACCAGCATTAATTCTGCGTTGTTGTGCCATTATCGTAGTCTCTCTAATGATGTTTCTACGTCAATAACGTCTGATGTAGATAGTATTTGTATTGTTAGCTTAATATAAACAGCATTGTCATCAGGAAAGCTTTTGACGTTGACGTTTAATAATTTAACTCTGGGTTCATCGTTCAGTATAGCGTACTTAATACTAGAAGCGATCCTAGAAGCTGTAACGTTATTAATATTTTCAAATAAGTAACCACTTAAGTTCGCTCCGAAGAACGGGTTAAACGGTCTCTCACCATGATTGGTTTTTAATATGTTTAATACACTCTGCTTAACCGAAAGATAACCTTTAACCTTTCCCATATCATTGGTGTTAGGGTTAGGCTTAAACGCGAAGTTAAGGTCTGAATATTCTGATGTTCTTGCTATGCTCATAATAGTATTTATACTGGGGCGCCAGTATTCCCTGTTGGATTATCAACCCCGTCTCCAGGATGTTCGTGAGCATTAAGAGAAACGTTTCTAGTTCCTTTCATTGCTGTAATGTCCCCAACCGCTGTTACAGTACCTGTACACTCTACATTAGGGGTGACTAATTTAATTCTATTAGTGGTTTCAGTACCAGTCGTTACCGTAATATCTTTCTCTGAAGTTACCGTAACATCACCAGCAGCTTGTACATCAATATCACCACCAACGTTAGCGGTAACATATCCAGCAACAGCTAGGTTACAATTCTGTGATACAATAATATTAATGTTACCACCAACTTCTATAGTATCATCATGTAAGATTAATGTGTAGTTATCTCTAACAATCTTTTCTATTTTAGATCCGTCTGGTTGTATCTCGTAAGAGGTTCCAGAGAAGTGACGTTCTTTAATGCGTTGAGCCCCAGGAGTATCGTCGTATTCTTTAACGTGACCGCTTTCGGTCTGGTATACATTATTGTGAGGGTATTCAGGGGCGTACTGTGATGGAGGTTCGTTAGCCCCTCTTGTTTGATCTGCGTTAGGGTCTGCTTCACCTCTAGCCCTGACGTTAATATCTTTAACATCATCAGTAGAGGTAGAGATAGTTCCCATTATAAGGAAGTCTTGTAAGGTGTTATCAGTAAATGTACCAACGACTGTAGAGCCATTTAATACATTAACGGAATGTCCCACCCCTTTAAACGATGGGGAAGTTATTGGTAGTATTGACAATGACCAAGATAGGTCTTCGGTTTTAACATCAGGTCCATGAACCTTCTGTACACGAACTCGCACCCTACCTAATTTGGAAGGATCATCTACGTCTTCTACTATTCCGTACCACATCTTCATCGTCTTATTAACTCCACATCTTGTGTATACATTCTATCAGGTCCATCAACAGTTATATTATGCTCTACACCAGCCACTAAATAATTACCATCATGCTTAGAGGAATTAGTTTTAGATGATCCAGATTTTAATTCAATTACAATACCTACTGATAATAATGGTATGGCGTCTACACCAATAGCTCTCGTTTTAATTGAGAAGCTTTGGACTCTATCACGCATACATGTATCAACAGAACCAACATCCCCATTATTAAGGAGTGGTATTGCTGAATCTCCATATAGATCCTTTCTATATAATCGTTCTATCTCTAGAGAACCTATAGTATCCCCAGTAGTTATTTTACTGAATTTAGAATTCTCTACATCAAATATAGAATAAGTTTTACCGTACACACCTAAGTTACTTTTCATAACGTTATTAGTGTATGATGAAGTGACTATAACTTCTGACGCTACACCAATACCAGCATTACCGTTAGGATTATCAATTGATTCTGTAGTAATAGCGAACATCGGATCTTTAGAACTCATATCACTAAGTGATTCTAATACAGTAATACCACCATCAACAGCCTTTTGATAAAGGAACATCGGACGAGTCTCTTCATCGTACGAATTTAACAATAATAATTTTAAAATTGTTTTAGGGTTAATATTAGGGGCTATGTACTTACCGTTATTTTTAGTATGAGTAGCGATATGTAAAGACCCATCACCGAACTTATCCTTATAAATCTTGGCGATCATATCAGACGTTCTTCCCGTGAATACTTTAGATATAGTTGTTAAACCGTTAATCATATTATTAATAGAAACCAATTCTATTGTGTATTCTTTATGGGTTTGGTTAGTTAAATTAATATTCTTAACACCATCCAAGTAAAACGCATTGGATGTAGTTAAACCTTTATAGATGTATTCTATTATTACCTTGTTGTTAGTGTGTATAAACGTATCAAGGACATTAGCACCGTCCATAATCTGCATATACCCACTCAAGTCTCCGTGTATAGATTCAGATATACCAACGTTCTTAACGATGTCTGTAATGTCTTGTGAAATATCACCAAACGTTAATGAGACTTTGAACGCGCTTAATAATGCCATTACTTAGAGATCTCTTTCTTGAACTCAGTAACCACTGCTTCTATGTGTGTAGGTCTTATAGCTTTAATGTTACGGTTTTTATCATTCTCTTGTACTTCCCACTCATAGAACGAGAACGGCTTAGTACCAGCTTCACGTTTAGCAGTAGGCTCACCCGATGATAAGTCTACATGATACTTTGGGGCATTCATAGCAGAGGAGATTGATGTAGCGATAACAGAGTCAGACGAGTTAAGCCCTAGTACAGACTCTCCTGTAAGGGAGAATGCTGTTGTGGATACCAATTCAATAATAATATAATGATCGTTTACGTGTATCTCTTTAACAGTACCGATAGCTTGTGACAACAAACCTTTAACGTTCTCACCAACAGTAAACTTATTAACTAAAGTGTCGTCTGTTAATATAGCTAAGTTTTTATATTTCTTACCGCTGTATTCTCTTAATTGTGCTGTACTCATCGGCCAATCATTCCAAATATTTTTAATATTAGAATTAAGTAGGAAGAAAGTCCAGTGATACCAAGGTGTGCCATATAATCTTTGAGAAAGAGTATCAGGTCTTTCCCCTTCAATAACTGTTACAGTATTATAGTAACCTGTGTTATTAATTAAGGCGTCGGAGATCTTTATATTATTAGTTAGGTTAACTAGTGTATCAGTTATACCATCACCGTTAATATCGATGTTTACTTTATTGAAGTTCTTAAAATACATTAGAAACCATCCTTCACGTCTTGTTGGTATATCGGGGTAATTTCTTGTAAGGTAACAGAGAAGTCCATCTCTACAGGAGCATTATCGCTAAACACTGTAGCAGCTGTTGGACCGTATGTAACGTTAACCGCTGTTATTACTAGGGGAGGAAGTTGGATCATATCCTTAACACCATGAAAGGAGACAACAACCTGATCAGGAACCTTTAGAGTTATTGCGGTTTCTCTGTCCGCATGAGCCGCCACTCGGAACCTTTGGATGATTTCTTTACACATTATTGATTCGTCGGGAGAGTCTGGTAGGAATTTAAAGCCGAAGGAAAAGCTTCTTAACCCTGTAGACTTGTAACGCAAATATTCATTAGGGTTTATTGTCTTACCACGATTACGTTCCAATTCACCTTTAATAGCATCAGCACCAGAACCACCAAAGAACGTACCTAGTAATCCACCAGTTAACGCATTACCTAAAGCAAGACCAATTGCAGGCGCTGCGTGTATAGCTAAAGAAGCTGTGTCAGATGCACCTAAGCTTTTGATATAACCCAAACCACCTTCTAATAAACCTTCAATCGAAGCAGCCATCATTCTAGTGTCTTCATGATAGTTCATAGAGTCACCTATTTGTATAGATGGAGTCATGTATAGTATTGCTGTATCTTCTACCCGTTGCTTAGGTTTCCAAGCTTTGTATGCTGCATTCCATTGTTCACGCTGTTTCTCAATGACTGCTGCAGCACCGTCGTCCCATGTTTTTACAGCCACTTGATTTTTCTCAGTAGGTATAGGAGCTGCCGTTGGAGCTTTACCCTTAAAATCTATATCAACATCAGGATGGTCGGCGTAATCCATCTTAATGAATTCAAACATAATGTACGGTTGGGTTTGAGCACCTGACTCAATATTGTTCCCCCTTCCTTTATCAGCGAAGTTTTTTACGCTAGAGAATCTATCCCCTCCACTGGTATCAAACGAAGCTGATATTGTACTGTAAGACGAGTTATAATTAACCGCTGTAGAATTGTCACCCAATGAACTTGGATATGCTAGTAATTTATTACCTGCCATTGTAAATACCTTTCTGATTTATACTATTATTTATAAGGATAAATAGGATGTATGAGAAAAACATATTCAGGAAAGTACAAAGTTAAGAAACCCGAGAAGT